TTCCACGGCGCGCAGTACACCGACGCCCAGATCAAGGTTCTGAACCGCCGCAAGCAGCCGGTCGTCACCTACAACCGCGAAGCGCGCAAGATCAACGCCATCGTCGGGTACATGGAGCGCCAGCGCAACGACCCCCGCGCTTATCCGCGCACGCCCAAGCACGAAGAGGGCGCGGAGATTGCGACAGCGGTTGTTCGCTATGTGCTCGATGAGCAGCGCTGGGCAGAAAAGAGCCCCGTGTGCGGCCTCAATGGCGCCGTGGATGGCATCGCCGGCATCGAACTGACGATCGTTCCTGGCGACAATGGGGACAATGAAATCGGCATGGAGTTGATCGAGCCGGCATCGTTCTTCTACGACCCGCGATCGACCAAAGCCGACTTCTCCGATGCGCGTTTCATGGGCGTCGGCAAGTGGGCCGATCTCGACGCGCTGATTGAGCAGTTTCCCGACAAGGCTGAAGACATCACTGCGTCGGTCGACACCAATACCGAACTGACATCGAACCCCGACAGCGACACGAAATGGACGGACACGAGCAACGGCCGCAAGCGCGTTCGCGTCATCGACCATTGGCTGATCAAGGGCGGCAAATGGCATTGGGCGGTCTATACCGGGAGCCTCATCCTGGCGTCGGGCGTTTCGCCCTATGTCGATGAGAAGGGAAAGACGTTCTGCAAATTCATCGCCTTCTCGGCCTTTGTCGACCATGACGGCGATCGCTATGGCTTCCACCGCAACCTGAAGTCGACGCAGGACGAGATCAATGCTCGCCGGTCGAAGGCGCTGTGGACCTCGGCAACGCGCCGGGTGATTGTTCGCGACGGCAATGGGCTGGATATCGAGAAGATTCGTTCCGAGGCCAACAAGCCCGATGGCGTGATCGTGGTGCCGCCCGGCGCCGAAATGCCGAGCTTTGACGACAACGCCAAGGCGCAGGAACTCAATGCGCAACTGGGCTTCCTCCAGGAGGCCAAGAACGAGATCGAGAATTACGCCATCAACCCGGCGCTGATCGGGCAGGGCGTCAATCAGATGTCGGGCCGTGCCATGGCCATGCAGCAGCAGGCCGGCGTTGCCGAACTTGGCCCGTTCACGCTGGCCTATAAGGGCTTCAAGCTCCGCATCTATCGGGCGATCTGGAACGCAGTCCGGGTGTTCTGGACAGCCGAGCGCTGGATCCGCGTCACCGACGACGACAATCTGGCGCAGTTCCTTGGCGTCAATCAGATCGGGGTCGACCCGCGCACCGGTATGCCGGCGATCATCAACAGGCTCGGCGCCCTCGATGTCGACATCATCATGGACGAGGGACCGGACACCATCAACATGCAGATGGACGCCTACGACACGCTGACGACGATGGCGCGCGGCGGCGGCATGGTCCCGCCCGAGTTGCTGATCGAGCTGTCGCCGCTCCAGGGCAGCGTCAAGAAGAAGGCCCAGGACATCATCGACAAGTCGCGCCAGCAGGCCGCGGCGCCGCCGAACCCGATGCAGCAGGCCGCCATTCAACTCGATCTTCAGGCCAAGCAACTGGGCAACGAGAAGACGCAGGCCGAAACGGCCAAGATCGTTGCCGAGACGCAGGACATGGGCGCCAGCGCTCAAGCGGATCGGCAATCGCAGATGATCGATGTTGCCGCCAGTGCTGCCGACATGGCGCACAAGGAACGCATGGCGACGATGGCAGAGCGCGGCAAGATGATCGACCTCGCGGCGCGCAGCTCGCAGATGGCACAGCCCCCCGGCTTCTGAAAGGTCTGAACGATGGGAAAGCTCTACATCACCGAATATTCCGAGGCGGCAATCATGCCCGGCGGCGTGCCGGTTGGCGCTGAGCCCGGTACGGAACAGACGCCGGTCACCTACACCACGACCACGCAGTCTTCGGCCTTCGGCGCCAAAACCAAGTTCGTCCGCATCCATACGGATTCGATCTGCTCGATCCTGTTCGGGGCCGACCCGACCGCGACGACCTCGAGCAAGCGCCTCGCCGCCGACCAGACGGAGTATTTCGCGGTGACGCCCGGCCATAAGGTCGCCGCGGTGGCGAACACCTGACCATGCCGCTTCCGTTCGGAGTGATGGGCAGGGGTTTTGGCCGGATGGGCGCCGCGAGGATGCGGAACGGGCGCCCTCTGTGGATGGCCGGCTTTGATCTGGGTTGGGATTTCGCGCGCAACTTCACGTTTAGTGCGCCGATCCCGACCGACACGCACGCCGGCACGATCTATGTGCAGGACAGCACCGGGCTCTATCTGCCGAAAACGGCAAATGTACTCTGCCGGTCCGACGTCGGCCTGCAGACGGTGCCGACGCGCACCAACTCACTGACCCGTTCGCAAACAATCGACAATGCAACCTGGACCAAGAGCAACGGCGCGGTCTCTGCCGACGCAGCCACCGCGCCCGATGGCACGTCGACTGCCGACCTGTTCACGCCCAACACCACAACCGGCGTGCACCGCATCAACCAGACCTTCACCGCCAGCGTCGCCACCTTCGCGCCCGACATCTATGCGAAGCCAAACGGCTACACCAAAGTCTATATTCGCGAATCGGGGATCACCGGCTCCTATGCCGCCTTCGACCTCACGGGTGCAGGTTCCGTCCTCGATCAGGGCTCCGGCGGTTCCGGCGCATCCATCGTTGCCGTGGCCAACGGCTTCTATCGCATCAGCATGAACTACACCGGCACCGCGGCCTCGCACGTGATGACTTATGGGGTGCTGCCAGCCTCCTACACGACCGGCGCCCCGACGGGCACATGGACGCCGGATGGCACGTCTGGCGTCTATTTCTGGCAGGGTGAAGCCGAGGTCGGCACCTATCCCGTGCCGCCGATCGTCACCACCAGCACCGCCGCCACGATTGCCGGCAATCAGCCGCTCGCAGACCTCACCGGCCGCCTCGGCACAGGGCTCGCCGGTATCTGGTCCGGCAACATCATCGCGCCCTATGTCGCCGGCGCGCGCGTGTTCGAGGTCAACGACGGATCGGCCAGCAATTCGGTCTCGCTCTATGGCAGCGGCGGCAACCTCGTGCTCGAAATGTTTGCAGGCGGCGTGTCGCAGGGCAGCATCAGCCTGGGCACCTGGGCGACGGGCCTGCAAACGATCGCCTTTGCCGCTGGCGACAATTTCATCCAGGCCCGCAAGGTCTCCGGCTCGGCCAACACCGCCGACACGGCCGCCACCTATCCGGCGCTGACGAAAGCCAATTTCGGCGGGCAGGGCTTTCAGGCGACCAACAACAACTATCAGCGTACCGCCAAGGCAGCGTTGCGCGCCGGGGCCGTCGACCAGACGGTGTTCGACGCCATCTATGCCCAGGCCCAGATAGCAGCTGACGCATAAGACTTCCCGTCAGCGCCACGATACGGCGCCCCAATCACATCGGTGCTTTCCCGTCGCCGGGGATAACGGGCGATCGCATGGCCAAGCGCAAGAGCCGAGAAGAGCCGACATCTTTTGAAGGTCGATCACCGCCGCCGGGTGCCCCGGGCGAACGTCATCCTACGACATGGAGACCACTGAAATGACCATCGGCGACGATGTGCTGGACGAGATTTTGTCTGATGCTCCCGCAAAGGAGCCGATGACACCCGAACCGACAACTTCCGCGGCAGAACAGCAGCCCGGACAGGTGCGAGACGACAAAGGACGCTTTGCCCCCGTGGCAGGCGAGCCGGCGCCCCCCGCAACGCCTGTCGAGCAGCCTGTTCAGCAGATCGCAGATCCGCAGAGGGGGACTGTCCCTCTCCCGGCGTTGCATGAAGCGCGGCAGGAAGCCAAACAGGCCAAAGATGAGGCCGCCGACCTTCGGCGCCAACTCGCGGAACTGACCGGCAAGGTCGAAATCCTCACCCGCACGCAGCCGCAGCCGCAGACGCAGGAACAGGTCAAGCCGAAAGACTTCTGGGACAACCCGGACGAGTTCGCCATGGAGAAGGCCCGCGCGGCCGTCGCCCCTGTCGAAACAATGGTCCGGCAGTTCATCTTCTCCAATTCCGAGCAAGCGGCTCTCCGCGAGCACGGAAACGAGAAGGTGGTCGCAGCCCAGGACGCTCTCAAGGCCGCCGTCCAGCGTGGCGAGATCAACCCGCAGGAAGTCCAGGCACGCCTCACCGCGTCAATGGACCCCGTCGGAGATGTCGTCCGCTGGCACCAGCGTCAAAGCGCCCTGCAGACGGTCGGAAGCGATCCGAACGCTTGGCTCGAGGCTGAAATCCAGAAGCGTATGGCTGACCCAGCCTCTCAGGCGAATGTCATCGAGGCCGCACGCTGAACGGCTGCTGCACAGCCCGCGAATGCCAAT